GTCCGCAACACTTTGTTGATAGTTGATAGTTTACAGTAAAGATTTGCCCTGTAAGACCCTTGCGGAGCCATCGTCAGGCCGGTCGTCTGGACATTGGTACACCGCAAGGGCAGGGGCAATACAAAAAGCGTAAGGCGTGATAGGTCGCATGGTGGGTTTTGTGAAATATTTTGCTGTGGTCTGCGCGGAAGGCGATAAAAACGCTTCAGCTAAAAACCTTGTTAATGCTGAACGGTGCCAAATAAGGTTCCCTGTCAGGCCACGGCACACTTTAGCGCGGCATGGCGGCGTGGCAACACGTTACCGGGAGAACGAGGAAGGTATCGGAATTGGCAGTTATTACTCGTTTAGCTGTCAATTTCTGGCTCATGCCGCGCCAATTTAACAGGGAGGAAAGAATGAATAAAAAGTACGACTATAAAGTTAGATACCGGATATTTGAGGTGTCTACTGATGGGCTCTTAAAATGTCCAAAAGAGTCAACTTATGGGTGCATGGAGTCTGTTTTCCCGAATGATTTTGAATCCATAGAAGAAGCCATGAGGATGATTAACAAGGTGCAGATATACACAGAATTTTTAATTCTACCCGTCGCTGTTGTTTCTTATTTGTCTGATTCAATTTAACAGGGAGGGAAAGATGGGGTGGTCGATAGGATTTGATTCAAGCTGGAATAGGGATATAGGCTATGGCGTACCAGCTTACTGTGACCATCCAAAATGCTCAAAGAAGATAGATCGCGGACTTTCTTATGTGTGCGGCGGGGAACCTTATGGCGGAGGAGGTGGAAATGAAAAGTAAAAGGCAAGCCGTAAGCGTTGAAGATAACATTTTGTTTCGGATTCCATTTACAGTCTATTGGGTGGGCCGAGAGGGTGGATATTTCCGTGGATTATGTTTGTGGCGCAAAATATGGGACGTTGAACGTGGCGAATATTTTTGGGACATCGTATGACCACCAAAGAACCGTTTGATATCGACAAAGAAGCCATTAAAGTATTTGGCAATACCAGCCTTAGGAAAGATCAAAAAGAAGCATGGGAAATGATCGTAAGGATTGAAGCCTTCGGACGCCGTTGCGCCGACAATGCGCTGGACAGGGCGGTAGAAGCGTATCAGCCATATATTGACGATGTGTATTCGGACATATCACCAGAAGAAATTAAAAGGATTATTCTCTCACTTAAATCATCCACGGCAGGAGGCGGAAAATGCAAGGAACATTAAAAAAATGGCAAAAACGAAAACGTGGATCGACTTGGATTAAACATCGAAGTCATCCGTTTCCGTGGAAAATGCGCTTTTCCAATAAGAAACAAAAAATATTTATAACGATTGATATTTCATGCAAAGGATGGAGCGAGAAATGACCTACACCCCAGACCAAATAAAAGAAATGCTGGCCCAAGTACCTGAACAACAGCGTAAAGCCATGCCACAAACTATGACCATCATCGAGGAACTGTTGGTGGAAAGGGAACGATTGAGGGAAGCCCTGTCCGGGTTAATTGATGCGACAATCAAAGATTCAAAAGAAAATAATTCCATGAGTGGATTTACTGGCGCACGACTGAAAGATGCTCAATCCGCCCTATCAGGACAGGAGAAATAGATGGATACAATTTATAATGAAAAAACGGACACCGAAAAAATGAAGCTTCCCGGCTTAATGCGAAGCGTTAAAAAGGAATGCTCTTGCGGACTTTCGGCAGGTAAATGGCACACAGGCATGGCACACATTTTTGGTGGAGATCCCATGCGATTGGATCATCCGCCTGTACGATTGGTATTGCCAAGAGGCCGGACAGGGGGAATGAGGAAATGAAACAGCTAACTGACCACCAGAAGCGCATGAACCGAATTGTAGCCAAGCTGTGTAAGCGGTGCGGCCATTTCCCTTGCGTCTCTAACTGCCAATGCAGGGGATGCAAAGCGGTTCGTAAAGATAAAACGTATCAAGTGATGCAATTCACTGGCCTCAAGGACAAGAATGGGAAGGAAATTTACGAAGGGGACATTATCCGTTTCATGGATTCTGGTATTGATAAAGACGGTTTGGCCCGTGGAAGTATGGAACACGTTCGATTTATTGAATGGATTGAAGACGGTTTTGGAATTAGCCTAATGACAAGCCAACCGTTGGAAGTCATTGGTAACATCTACGAAAATCCAGAGTTAGCGGAGAAATAACATGGAAGTCCAAGATAAAGGCGAATGTAAGTACTGGCGGTCAAAGTGGGAAGAAGCTCAAAAAGAATTGACTGTGTTACGAAGTTTGATTCATAACCAGCTTTTGATGCTTGAAAAAAAGTTAAAAAATAAATCAAAAAAGACTTGAAACAGGTTCAGCATTAAGGTAAATTTCCGCTATGAGCGGAAAAACTATCGCGCCAAAGATTTTGAAAGACTCTGAAATCAACGACGAAGATTTATCCACTTACGCCCGCCTTGAGAATCAAAAAAATAAATGTAAGCACACCAAATACGCAATCAACCCTCACGGAAGATGGGTTTGCTATTGCGGACAATACGAGCTATGAAATACGTCTGCGAACCGGACAAATGTATTTCTTGTGATACGAAGATTCATATTCGCGGGGAATCCTTTGCAGAGAAGGTAGCACGCGGGGTTTATAAGGAAATGACTTTAGATCTTTCAAACGGCAGTAAAATGAGAGTCGGTATCTGCGACACCTGCCATAAAAACCTAGAGAGCATTGATATGCAGGAAGTTTTAGAAGCCATTAAGGCACGCTGGAGAGCCACGATCAAAGCGGGAAGGAAAGAGATTTTAGAGAGTCAGATTAAAGATTTGAAGGTTTTGGCATGACTTTCACGGTAATTTGTTTAATTACTTTAGCCTATATTGCCGGGCATGAAATCGGTAAAAGGGAAAAAGACGATGAATTTAATGGATATGGTTACTCTGAACCATCCAAACCTACCGAAAAACGACATAGAATGGGCAAGGTTGAACGATAATGGGTTATAAGTGGAAAGTATACGGATTTTGTTCAAAACACGGATTAGGGAGCTGTAAATGCCTTAAAAAGGCAGACAAGCCAACCAAAAAAGAGAAAGCATTTATGCGTTTAATGTTGTTTGGTAAATTAAATGGCTGAACCACAATACTCTAAAAACCACACAATCGACCCAGAAACAGGGTTTTTAGAGAATCCGGCCTACTCAAATCAATTTGACGCGCAGAAAAAGAAGGCATTTTTAGATTTGTACTATGAGAACGGCCTCAGAATCCGCAGGACATGCGATCAGCTGGGAATGTCAGTAGATACCGTAAATCGCGCGTATCAAACAGATAAACAATTTAGACAGCTTTACGACGACTTAAAAGACAGATATTTAGATGAGCTAGAAGGGGTAAGCAGAACCAATGCCCTTAACCCTCGATCTGTAATTGAAAGGATTTTTCAGTTGAAGTGCCTTTTGCCCGAGAAGTACGGACAAGAAAACAGGCCAACGAGCATGAATGTAACGATAAACGTCGACGGAAAAGCGTTGGAAGCGATAGCGAGAAGGCAGGAAGTAATTGACATTGAGCCTATTTCAGAAAATGCTACCACTCCATAACATTGATTATCGGAAGTGACACTTGAAACAGCCTGACAATCAACCATTTGACAGCCACCCTCCACGCATGTATCACCGCAACCCACGACTTGACCATGCCCTATCCTACTGCGCCATACGAGCTATGGAGATGGACATGGGTTTGAAGCGATACACGCTGACTGTCAATAACTTTGGAAAGCATGCTTTGGGGGATAAGGAAAATAAAACCCATGGGGCGGGGGCATAGTAATGTATAGCCCCAAACCTGACTACGCTACGGAAAGAGGCCCCCTTACACCTGATTGCACACCGAAAAGAGGCCCAAAATTTCCAGATGGCAAGTTGGAAAGAGCAGACTACGAAAACGGTTGACAATAAACACCTTTAGCTTTAATGTAATAGGATGTAATAGTATTACATGAAAGAGGTGATTTAAATGAACGTAGTGTGTTTAAATTGTGAAGCGGTAGTTAGGACGAACGATCCGAGGGTTAAATTTTGTGGGAAGGTTTGTCGGAACCGATGGAACGTGAAAAAGACGAGATCGAAGCCAAAGAAGGAAAAGGTAGGGATTGAATCTTTGAGAGAGATGATACGAAGGATAGAGAGCAAGCCAAAGTTGGTAAAGGCGTCAATAGTTCAACAGACGTATCAAAAGGACGAGTGGGTAGACCCGATATGAGCAAGGTAGACGCGGAACAAGCGGAGAAAATAAAGGGGTTATTAAAGGACTCTCTTTTTTTCGTTTGTACCCACTTTCTGGGATATAAGGACTGGGACAAGGTACACGATGATGTGGAGAGATTTTTAAGGAAACCTGCTAGGAAGAAGGCTTTAATGCTTCCCCGTGGACATCTGAAGACCAGTTTCGTGACGATAGGGTACACCGTCCAGCAGATTATCAGGAACCCAAATATTCGTATTTTGATCGGTAACGGGGTGTGGGACATTGCGAGGTCTTTCCTGTCCGAAATAAAGGCCCAGTTGGAGCAGAGCCAGTTAAAGTATCTTTTTGGAAACTTCCAGTCTGCCCGTTGGAACGCGGATGAGATTATTGTTAAACAGAGGACGAAACCTCTTAAGGAGCCGACGGTAATGACGACGGGGGTAGAGGCAGAGACCACCGGGGGACATTACGACATTATTATTCTGGACGACTTGATAGGGTTGCAGAACTCCCAGACTCCCGAACAACGGGCCAAGGTTAAGCGGTTTAGACGTTCGATGATTAACCTTCTAGAACCCGGAGGGCTACTCATTGAAATTGGTACCCGCTGGCATCTGGACGATACCTTTAGTGAGATTTTTGAGAAAGAAATGAAGTACTACAACGTCATGGTTAAGAAGGTTTTCGAGACCGACTCCGCTGGTAAGAACCGGTTAATATTTCCAAAACATTTCGCGAAAAAGTTTGATGATGTGAGGAAGGACTGGACGGTGGTGGACGATCCTTATTGTATGGACTACGTTGACCATCTTAAGGCTTCGATGCCTTTGGACGAATTCTCGGCGCAGTATCTTAACCAGCCTTTTTCAGCGGAGAGTCAACTTTTCAAACCGGAGATGTTCAAGTATTGGAGTGAGAGGCCGAAGGGATTATTTATAGGGATGGCGGTAGACTTGGCTATCTCAGAAGCGAGGACAGCGGATGAAACGGCGATTGTTGTCGCGGGGATGGATTCAGACTGGAAGTTATACGTTTTGGACTACCTCAAAGGACAATGGCGGCCTTCTCAAGTTATCTCCAACATATTTGATATGCGGAACCGGTGGAAACCAAACGTCGTGGGAATGGAGACAAATGGATTCCAAAAGACTCTCAAGCTTGCCTGTGAAGAAGAAATGCGGAAGAAAAGAGAATACTTCCCGATTGAAGAAATCAAAACAGGCCCAGAGAGAAGTAAAGCGGAGAGGATAAAAACTCTCGAACCTTTCTACCGAAATGGGAATGTATTTCACGCTTCATGGATGAAGGGGAAGGATTTAGAGGAACAGTTACAGACTTTCCCCAAGGGAAAGAGAGACGATATTATAGACTCGCTCAGCATGACGCTTCCACTGCTTCATCCCGGTTCGTCTCCTCTTCAGAATCAGGAGGACGACTGGGACAGGTGGATGCGAATGGCGCAGGAGAATTCAGGACGGCAGGAAGGGTTTTTTAATTATGGGAAATGAAGATATCCCTTTATTGAATATCTACGAAAGAGAAGTTATTGAACTTTTAAAACAAATATTGGCGAGGCTGGAAAGCATCGACGAAGGAATAAATTCAAATGGCTAAACTTTATGAGGAAGATAAAAAGGTTACGAAAGGAGAGGCGAAAGAAGTCTCTCTTTGGCACGAACGAATTTCAATAGCGAAAAAAGATCAAGAGAGATGGAATGAGGATTCTGGAGCGAAGAGGTTTATCAAGGAGTACGAGGGAGACTACGGGATAGTATTCCATTCTCGAAATAAAAAGGTTCCCATCCCTCCGATTAACGAAGTTTTTTCCTATGTTCAGTCCGATATCGCCACGACGTTTAACCGTGACCCATATTTATCAGTCAACCCGAAGGCCGGAACGGTTAAAGGGGCGAAACTTTGGGAGGCCATCCTTAACTATTACTGGAGACACCTAAAAACAAAGGAAGAAATTGAGTATGAGATTATCGAGAAGGATTTGGTCGGATACGGTTGGCACAAAGTAGGAAAGACTTCCGACGGAAAACTTTACTCGAATTACCTTTGTTACAAGGACGTTCTTTGGAATGTGGGAAGCAAAAGACCTCCCGTAGACTCCTCATGGATGGCTCATCGAATTGTACTTCCTCTGAACGAAATCAAAAGACTCTATCCCGCCGCGAAAGGAATGGAAGGTTCTCCAAATCCTGAAATTGATGAAGACACCTATAAAAAGTCTCCCTATAAGGACGATATAAAGGTCGGTGTTCTGTGGGAGATATGGGACAAAGAGAAAAAAGAAATAATTTTAATCGCTGAAAACTTAAGAGATAGATTTATCACACCGAAAAAACCGTGGCCGGATTATCAGGATATGTTTCCTTTCTGTATGTACTGGGACTTCGCCATCCCTCAGAAGTCTCGACCTATGAGTGCAATCGCTCCGTGGGAGAAACAAATCCTCGAAGAAATGGTGATTATGGGTTCGGCTATTAACCATGCTAAGAGATGGAACCGTCAACTATTTATCAAGGGTGGAAGTATTGATGAGAACGCTTTGGATAAGTTTGAACGAGGCGACGACGGGGCCATAATTACCGTAAACGCGAACATGGACGATTCTTCCTTTAAGTTTGCTGATTTCGGACAACTGCCTACCGACTTCTATATGTTGATGGACAGGCTTCAGGCGATTAAGAGGAATATCAACGGACAGCCTGAATTCTCTAAGGGTGGGGTAACTAAGACCGGAACACGGACGATTGGTGAACTCCAGCTAATGCAACAGGGTAATCAAAGTCGCCAGTCGAGAAAGATAGACAGATTAGAGACTCACTGCGAGAATATCGCGAATCAGATGATGATGAATCTAAAGGGGAATTTTGACTTCGACGAAGTTGTAAGGATAACCGGAGACGCGCCGGAGAATCTTATCGAGATTCTAGGGAATAATTACGACCCAGTAACTCAGTCTGTGAAATTCACTCCTCAGGAGATCGAAGGAGATTATGACGTTGAAATAAAGTCTGGCTCTACTCTTCCTCTGGATAAACAGACCAAGATGCAGATTCTTGAAATTGTCGGAGAGGTTATAGCGAAGTCTGCGGCGATGGGGGCTACGTCGAATCTTGTTATTGCGTGGCTTGAAGAGATGCTGGATGGGTTCGATATCAAGTCTCTTAAAGAAGCCTATGAAAAAGACCTTAAGGCTCAGGAAGAAGCTCAACAGCAAGCCGAGGAACAGACCTCTATCGAAGATCAAAAGGTAGCGGCAGAGACAATGAAACGGCAGGCTCAGGCCCAAAAGGTTCAAGCCGAGACGGAAATTGTCATGCAGGACGCCGCACTAGGCCCACAAGGTCGGACAATGATGGAAAGACTTAAGAAACCACAATCGAACGGGGTTAAATGAATTGCTCTGGTTGCGGTAATAATAAGGACATTGTCTTCTGGGTAACGGACGGCAAGGAAGAAAGGCGGTATTGTCGTGGTTGCCGGAGTCCTAAGAATTATGTTCCTGATGTCTTTTGGGACGGGAAGCCAGAGGTTAACTTGGCCGATGACCCGAATACTGGAAAACCAAGAGTCTTTTCTTCTAAGGGCGAGAAAGCGGCTTATCTTAAGGAAAGGGGTTTAAGGGAAGCTGGGGATAAAGTTCGTGGCGCACCGGTCATGATTCACCAGAACCAGAATATAAGGACGGACTCGAAACACGAAGTAAAAATGGCCCTTAAAAGAGTCAAGGAAATGGGAATCGACCGGAGGCGTCAGGAGTATTACCGAATCATGAAACAAAAAAGAGGTTGATACTTTGAACAATCAAATATATAATCGCGAACGTAATGACGCGATTTCTAATGTAGCGTCTGATAACGTGCAAAGAGTATGTAACTTCCTTTATCAGTTGTCGGGGGAAAAGTTTTACGGGGATTTGAATTTGAAATTCCAGAACGGCGAGATTGTTCTGGTTAACAAGCAGGAAAGTTTCAAACCGAATTTTTTAGTTATCGTCGAACATCATAAAGTAATTTAGTCGTTATCGAAAAAATCGAAACGCTCCAGTCTCTTAATTGAGATTGGGGCGTTTTTTTATGTGAGGGGATATGCCGGATATAAACATGAGCGGAAAAATGTACAAATTCACTCCCGGCAAGGGTGGAAGTCTGATTTCCAAGGAACCTGTAAAAAAGACCGAGTTCATGCCTACCTTCAAACCGAAACGGGCGAAATCAATTTCAAAAGAAAGAATGCAGATAGTTAAGGCTTTAGTCGGTAAATCAGGGTATTAGGGGGAAATGATGAGCGAACAGATTTTAGCTGACAATTCATCGATTATGGATGATTTAAAGCAATGTTCCGGGTGTAAAGATTGGATGAATGTCAATAATTTTGGCCCTTCGAGAACAGGCAAGAACGGGTTAAATCCTAAATGTAGAAAATGTTCGAGTAAAATTTCTTATGGACATTCTGCTAAACCTTCGTATCGATATTCCCAATTAAAAAAGATGGCGCGGGTGAGGAAAAAGGGGTTTTCTTTAACTATTCAAGAATATTCCTATGTTATTTTAATGGATTGTTTTTACTGTGATGGATATTTTGGGAAAGTAAAATTTTCTGGTGGCGTTGATCGTATTGACAATTTAAAAGGATATGAATTTATGAATATTTTACCTTGTTGCAGTGTTTGCAATTTTGCACGAGGTAATAATTTTTCAGTTGAGGAAACAAGGTTAATGATTCAAACAGTTATTGCAATAAGAGAAAAACGAGAGGTGTGTTTATGACAGATTTGACAGCTGGTAATCCAGAAGTTGTTATTGAAGGCAATCCAAATGGAACCTTGGATAATACGAATGGAACCGGCACATCCAACGGGGAAGCGTCGCAAAGCGCAACCGCACAGGATTCATTCATTCCGCAAGGAGTGGATATTAATACTTTGCCTCCGAATGTTCGAGCCATGGTCGATAAGATAAACAAAGACATGGTTCGAGGATTCACAGAAAAAACAACGAAACTAAGCGAGACCACGAAAGCGGAAGTTGAAAAAGCTGTCCAGTCTTACAGAGAAAAAGCCTCCACCTACGATCAAATCGCTTCTCAAGAAGAGTTTGTTAAACAATGGAATGAATACGTCCAGAAGTCTCAACAATCTCAAGATTCGGGGAATCCGAATGACCCGAAGCTGTCAAAACTTGAGGCCCAGTTGCAGGAGATGAGCCAGAAGATGCAAATCTCCGAATTGAGCCAGATAACAGAAGCGTTCGCAGGTGCAGAAGATGAGAAAGGAAACAAGATTCATCCTCAGTTCGATGAGTTCAACAGCATAGCGTTGGGAAAACTCACAAAAGGGGATCAATCTGAAGAATTTTCTCTCTTAAGGGCTTGTGTTGAGCTTGCCGAAGGCGATCACACTCAAAAACTGGCGAACGGGTACAAAATGGCGAAAGCGGTTTATGACAGCATCTTTGAAAGCGGCAAGAAGGCAGGAATGGGACGTTTGGCTCAAAAGGCCCAGAACGGGACTCTTCCCCCTTCTTCCTCAGTCGGAGATGCCCTTACCATGACCGAAAAGAAACCTAAAAATGCCCGTGAAGCTTTGGAAATGGCGCGACGTGGTCAAGTAGTCTCACGAGAATAAAATAAATGCTCCACGTGGAGCATTAGGAGGAACCAATGTCAGCACCTACATTATTGACGTACGGGCCGGGCAATGTTGATGAAACATTGACCCTAGCCATGACGAATATGATTCCGGGGATTAAAGAGAATATCTTTAATGAAAACACCGCCCTCGGTTGGTTGTATTCGACAGGAAAAGAACGCAAACGGGGAGGGGCTTCGATCTCGCATGGTATTCACTATGCCCGGTCTACCGCTACCGACTCTTACAGCCGTTACTCTGCGATGAATGTCGCGCCTCAGGACAACCTGACTCGCGATCAATGGCCTTGGAAGCAGTATTACGCCACGGTCTCCATCGACGGGTTTACGGAACGCATCGCAGGTAAAGGCGAATGGGCGATTGAAGACGCGCTTCAGGAGAAACGGGACGAAGCTGAAAACTCCCTGAAAGACCTCTTGGAAGGCGATATCTTCGCCGCTTCTCCGGCCACGGATGATCTTCGGTCTTTGCCGAATATCGTCTTGGGTTCCGGTACGGAAGGCCAGATCAACGGGACGACCTCGTCCTTCTGGCAGTCTGCGGTTGTCACGGGTGGAAGCTGGGCTTCAGGTGTTGGTCGGACTCAGTTGACCAACCTCTGCAACACCATCTCCAAACGCCAGCCGACTGGCCCCGCTGAAGTCTTGATCTCCGATCAGACCTCGGTCGAAGCCTACGAAGGCACTCTCGTCTCTCAGTACCGCTACACCACGAATAAAGCTGACATCGGGCTGACGAAGCTCATGTTCAAAGAAATTCCGTGGATGTGGTCTGTTCAGGCGACCTCCGGCGTGATCTATGCGCTTCATTCCGACGCAATCAAGTTCTATGTGAATTCCGATACTGACTTTGTCTTTACCGGATTCATGAAACCGGCCAATCAGGACGCCAAAGTGGGGCAGATTCTTCTCGCCGCCGCTCTGACGACTTGTGTTCGTCGGAAGCTCGGTCGTTCTAATTCCAACGCGGCATAAGGAGGAAGTTATGGCCTTTTCTACTTCAAACCTTGTAGCTCGAAATTATGGAAGTTCACGCGGTATGACTGGTACATGGAGTTGTACAGCTGGAGACGCTCCGGGGACTATTGCTATTGGTGCGGCCAATGTCATTTCTTATGACTTTGATTCTAACACCACCGGCAGTCCTTCGGAAAAACCTCTGGTGAGCCAATCTACATCAGGTTCGACAACGACCTTGACTGTCTATCACCACCAGACCGTGACTAGCGGTCGGTTTAGAATCGAGTTCTAAAAATTACGATGCTCTGGAAGCCACGAGCCGGTGGGAGAAATCTCCAAGCCACAGCGACCAGACGTCAAAGGGTTAATCCCTTAAGGAGTTTCAAATGATCATTCAAATGTTAAATCGTACTGATCCCGAGCGGGTTCAGATTCAGGTTAAAAACGTAGACGGAAGCGGTTCGATCACGACCGGCTTCGGAGCCATGCTGGTAACGGCGGGTGCTTCGATTGACGGTATCAGCGCAGTTAAGTCCACGGCGGCTAGAGTTAAAGGGTTCGTTGGTGTTGCGGTGCAGGACATCGCTATCAACGGATTCGGACTCGTGACGGCGTGGGGTTTTGTTAACAGCGTTCAGTTATCGAACGTGGGAACCTCCATCACGGTGACGGCGGGTGACACTCTCATCCCCGGTGCTGTAGCGGGTACGTTCTTCTCGTCTGTGACGGCTCAGGCCATGTCCACGCTCCTGTATAAGTACGTTGTCGGAGCTACGACTGTTCCTGTGGATATCTCCAACCTGAACCAGAGCTTCGTTCAGGGAGTAGTCCGCGCACTATAAATGATTAAACCTGAAATTAAATCAGCGATTCTTAAAGGGTTGGGGCGAAGGCCGACATTTTATCTGTTGCGCTGGGAACCGACTAAAGATAACTGGTTTCGTTTTGGGTTGGTAGAGATTATGAAGTGTTCAGCCGACGGGGGGGTTGTGACCAACAAATCGGCACAATCCCCTCGTGGGGCTGATCATCTGGGGCATAGAATTCTGTCACCTAATTGCTGGAGTTTCTGGACGTTCTTAAAAGTCCAGTTAAGGATAATTCAATGAGCGAAAAAGAACCGGGAGTTGTTCGGGTTCTTATCGGATTCCCTCATGAAGGGATGACGGGTTCTGAAGCCTATCAGAACCGACTTGAGAATATGGCTTATATAGGGAGACTTCAAGAAAGGGGAAAACAGCTAAAGGAAACCCCTCGGTTTGAATTCTTTCAAAAGACCTGCGGTCGAATGCACGTCCATGTCGCCAGAGACGAGATGGCGAAAACGGCAATTCAAAACGATTGTGATTACCTTTTCATGATCGACGATGACATGATTTCTCCAAATGATTTGTTTGAAAAATTGTACGCCTCTCAAAAGGATATCATCGGGCCGTTGGCGTTTACTCGAAATTTCCCTCATAAGCCTGTTATCTATTCCTGCGTGGCAGGGTGGGACAACGTGAGTCAGTGTGAGTATTTCACGAATTACGCTGTGATGAAGTATCCGAAAGATACACTCGTACAGGTGGACGCGATTGGATTCGGAGCCGTCTTAATTAAAACAGAGTGTTTCAAGAAAATGCCAGCCCCTTGGTTTATGAATCCGAATAAGACCGGCGAGGATATTAACTTTTGCTATGAAGCGAATAAGTACGGGTTCAAGACGTGGGTGGATACGAGGCTTAAATTAGGACACGTTAGCCACCCTTTGATTGTGACCGAGTCGTATGTTTTGAAACAATGGGAGCAATACGGCATGGAGGTTGATAAAAGATACGGTCAACCGGAAAGACTTAATGGAAAAGACGCAGTTTTAACTTTGGGGGATTAGTGAATCTAGATCGATTCAAAGATAACGTCATCAGCTTAATGTCTTACCCAAATGGTGATGATAAATTCGCGGCGTTACGAGTCCAGACGCATGGGATGGCATCAGCAAGGCTCGCCAAAACAATAAATTTTGCCGTTAAGTGTCTAGACAAGGATGAATTCTATGTTGAGATAGGAACTTTCACAGGGTTCACACTTATTAGCGCAGGATATGAGAATACGCAATCATGCATAGGTATAGACGACCTTTCGTGTATAGATTTTTTTGGCGGTGATAACATTGATAAAGCCAGAGAGAATGTTCGCATTATATTGAAAAACAATCTGTCTACTTTTGGAAGGCATAATCTTAGCCACGTTGAGTCTGATTTTAGGAAGGTTGTATTTGATGAATCAAACAAGAAGAAAATGGGGATACTTCTAATTGATGGTAAACACACGGAAGAAGAAGTAAACGAAACTCTTGCATGGGCAGACCCTTACCTATCATATAATAGTTTGATTTTCTTTGACGACGTGGTTATGGGTACAATAAATAAGTCTATATGCGATCTATGGAAACGAGGGGGAGAATTGCTCTATTACGCGGCAACAAAAAATCATCATGAAGTTACCGGATACGGTGTTGCGATCATGGCTATAAAGAGGGACGCATGAAGCCAGCGATCAGCGTCATTGTTCCGACATATAATAACCCACAGTTTTTAAATCCAATGATTAACTCCATGTTGGGAACGTATCTCCTTAACGGACTCGGAGAATTGATTATTGTCAATAACGGCAGTCAGCCGATAAAAGAGTACGTCGGAAACCGGAAAAACATTCGCGTTCTTGAGCCGGGGAAGAATCTCGGATGGGAAGGTGGACTAAAATACGGACTCGAACATTCTGACGCGGAGTTTGTCTGTTTCCAAAATGACGACGTTCTTATCCCTAAAGCTACGCAGGATTTCTACGAACAGCTTCTCTGGCCTTTTAATAATTTGAATGTTGCCGCTGTTGGGCCTTCGACAACGAACGCCGCCGGATGGCATAGCGTGTTCCTTCCAAATCCTTTACGGACTCTTTCCGAAGTCACCTACCTGATATTTTTCACGGTTATGGTACGGAGAAAGTATCTTGATGAAGTCGGTGGGATTGACACAACGGCCCCCGGAGGAGACGATTTAGACCTTTCTATTCGGTTTAGAAAAGCAGGTAAAAAACTGCTTATTAACCCAGATGCTTTCCTTATCCATCACGCCTTTAAGACAGGGGAGCGAGTTCGCGGTACTCCTGATAAGCCCGGAGGCTGGAATTCAAAAGAGATGACGGACAAAACGAATAAATGGCTTATTCAAAAACATGGATTCAAGTCTTTTATGGAAACATTGAGAGGCATGGATTACCAGTATGTTGAGCCTTCTGATTTGGAAGGTGAGGTCGTCGCCAGCTACGTTCGTGGGCCTAATATTATTGAACTTGGATGTGGAGCCAGAAAGACGGTTCCTCAAGCTGTCGGTATTGATATCGCTCCGAATGGAGAGTCGAGCAATTTTATTAAAGAGTCATGTGTAGCCGACATTCAAGCCGATGTTTCAAAGCCTCTTCCACTTGAGGACGGTTCCGTGGATACGATTATCGCCCGTCATATTCTTGAACACATGATTGATACGGTTGAAGTTTTGAATAACTGGAAGCGCGTTCTTAAAGATGGTGGGAGATTAATTATCGCTGTTCCAAATCAAGACCTTAGAAATACCATCCCCTTGAATCCTGAACATTGCCACGCCTTTACTCCAGAGTCACTTAAAAATGTCATGGAGTTGTGCGGATTCAAGTCTATTGGATTTGACGACCCTAAAAATGGGATATCTTTTGTAGGAGTTTTCGAGAAGATTCCAGTGTTGGAGATTGTTAATGCTTAGAATTGCTAATTACTTTGAGAGCAGACTTGGACGAGCAGATGGGAATCCTACCTACGTTCAAGCCTGTTTGGGACGTATGCAATATTACGTTTCCCTAGAGGCTGGTTTTGGACACAATCAAGAATTGATGAAAGCATTCTCTTTGAGAGATGAAAATGCCGTTAATCTGTGGGATAGATATCTCCCCGACCCATTGGCAGAGGCGGCGGCAAAAGAGTTTTACAAAGAGCATAAAGAGCTGATTGAAGCCAACCATATTTATCCCGTAGGTGATTTGTCTCCGTTTGGAAAGTACGACCTTAATATCTGGGTTGACTGGGGAGAGGATGGATTGACCGGACTTCTACCTTATAAACCTATTGAATGTCCAAAACCTATGGCCTATTGGGCCTCCGATACCCACATAAACAACGGACTCCCCGGAGACTCTTATCCTTATCGTCTTTCAATGGCAAAGAAAGCTGATTATCTATTCGTAGCCCAGAAAGCCGCTGTTGAAAAGATGAAGGCAGAAGGGCTTAACCCCATATGGTTGCCTCACGCTTTTGAGCCACAAGCCTATCCGAAAGGGAATATTCTCACCAAGAAATACGATGTTTGCTTTGTCGGGCATGTGAATACAAAGAATCGGGAAGACGCTCTGGACAAACTTTTCTCCGTGTTTCCTAATTTCTATTACGGACAGGCTCTCTTTGAAAAAGCCGCAGAGAAGTTTTCAGAATCAAAGATTGTGTTCAATATCGCCATGACAGACGATACCAATATGCGCGTCCATGAATCTATTGGGACGGGTTCGTTTCTATTAACAAATAGAGTTCCGTTCATTGAAGAGTTGTATGAGGATGGAAAACATCTTGTTCTTTATGATTCATTGGATGACATGATTGAAAAAGCCAAATACTATTTGGCTCATGATGATGAGCGCGAAAAAATAGCTCAAGCTGGATATGAACACGCCATTAAAAATCACACTATCCAGCATCGAGTTAACGTAATTCTAAAAGAGTTTCTTAAATCGAGGGTTCCAGTTGCATAATCATTTCGATCAATATTTGAACCTTAAAAGTCTGATCCTAGACCGACAACCTCAGACGGTTGTCGAATGTGGGGCAGGGAACGGAGATCTAACCAGAAAGCTGGCAACCTTGTTGGATATCTACCCGTTTGACCTGTACGTTATAAGCGATAAGAAATTAGATGGATTGGACGAACGGATTAAGTGGATAACCGGACTAAGCTATAAGATTCTTGAGCCGTTCGATAAACCGATAGATTTCTGCATTATCGACACAGATCATAACTATTGGACGCTAATGAAGGAGTTTGCCGCCGTCATGAATAAAGTACCGGAAGGCGGCGTGGTTGCCCTTCACGACGTTGAGACTTTCTATCATGATACGGGTATGGCTTTAAGCTACTGGAACGGGGAAGAATACCCAAAAGAAGAGATTGAAAAATGGTCGAAATACGGAAGTTTAGGAGATGCTTTGATTCGGTTTCTGAACGCGCATCCTTTTCAGTGGAAACTTATGGGATATAACAAGGAAAGCAACGGGGCGGCTGTCATAGAAAAACGAACGCAGAATATCTTTTCAGTTCTCACTCCCGGCCCCAAGGCTGTTTTTGCAGAAAATTCTTTAGAAAATAAACTCGTGGAGGTGGCGTAATGCTTCAAGTGTTCAGACTTATGGGAATGCCCGACAAGGTGATCGCGTTTGATGAGTTGCCGGAAGATTTGGTCAAAGGGTTTGAGATGATAAAGGCCGAAGGGTTCCCGAAGTATTGGAAGAAATGGATGGGGGAGAGGGAAGTTGTTATCAAAATCCCCTCTGTTATTAATCCTGTCACGGGCCAGAGGCAGGTATTTGACGATTTTGTTGAAAAAGACAGCTACTTTTATCTTGTGGATTGGAACGTCAATCCGGTTGTTGAGAAATGGAAACGGATAGAGGAATATGTCCGTCAGAAGGTGTCCAGCGATTTCCGTCTAACCGATAAATTGGAAGACATGGCTAAGCCTCTGGCTCCGAATAAAGTTGACGGTATAACACTTGAACCGGACGATGTTGTTGTCATCCCGCTTCCGAAAGAATCAGTCAAGGCAGACCTAAAGAAAAACGAGACTATTTCAAAGCCGATGGTCAAGTGTGAAGAGCCGGGTTGTGATAGGGAATTTGACGATAAACGAGGCTTACGGATGCACAACATGAAGCGTCATCCAAAGAAAGAAGAAGCCATAGCTTGAATTAAACCCAGTCGCGGAGTCATTCTTCGCGTGCAAAGGAGCCAAACACTCCACTGGGCTATTTACAAACGGTTGCAGGGGCCGTGTTAACGGGTACGTTAGCGCGGCCCTATTTTTTAGTCAGGAGGAACAAATGAAAAGTATCGCCAGAGTTATATTGAGCTTGGTTTTATATCTTTCCGCTGTTAGCTGTTATTCTGCCGCACCGTTGGTAAATATTGCTCCTATAAATGGCGTCGGAACGCCTGTTACGGTAGCCATATCCAGCACGACATTAACAAAAGTTCCAACCTCTCAAACTTCTGGAAGGATGGGTATTTATATCAACGTCCCTTCCACTTGGTCTGTTGTTGGATTTATGGGCGATTGTACGTCAACATCTTTGGCTTCAACCATTCGCCCTTTGGAATGGTCAAAAACGACGATAAATGTTGGCCCTAGCATTGACCCTTCGTTTATGCCCATTCGCGAAGATGTCTGTCTTTGGTTGATTTCTTTAAATACGACGGCTTCGAGTCAGAATATTCACTATCAGGAAGTTAAAAAATAATGGCGACGTTTTTAGTTCTTCAACAGGAATTGGCAGATCGTCTGGTTGCTTATGACCAGACCGTCTCTGCTGATGCCACGAAGTTAAAACGATGGTTAAATCTGGCCCAGCAGTATATCTGCGGTAAGAGACTCTGGCCTTTTCAGTTGGCTGAAGAAATTATTCAGACGGTGGAAGATTACACGACGGGAACGGTGACGGTATCTGCCGGCGGGACTTCGGTAACGGCGAGCGCGACGATAACAGACTCAAAAGCGAACCAGTACATTCAATTCGCTTCCAGTAATGATTGGTACAAAATCACGGCACATACCGCTGGTACGGACGCATTAACTATAAGTCCGGCTTCAATATCAGCCAATTCAGCGGCGACATATAAGATAAGAAAACTTCTTTATACAACTACGACGCCTTTAATCCAGATTCTCGATATGAAGCAGTTGGTAACCCCTTCGAGGGCGATTTCTTTGAGTCCGCGAGAGGCTGATTTTTTTGCTCCTTTGTATTATGACGCTGGCACTCCTTATTATTACATCATGTCATCGCCAAATTCTTCTGGAACGCCTCAATTCTCTTTCCTCAGTTCTCCTGATTCCGTCATGAACGTCATGGTGAGGGGTATTCAGAAACTATCGGATATGTCCGCTGATGGAGACATTAGTTTAATTCCCGTACCGTGGCATGACGCCATTATTAACATAGCGGCCTTCTATGGGTTTCAGGGATTGGACGATAATCGGGCAAAGACCGAGTTCCAAGCCGGAGAGTCAAGAATCAAAGATATGAGTTTAACCTACTCTCATGATCTTGGACGCCATAGAGTTATGCAACCGATTGACAGCGATTCTAATTTCGGGCTTCAGTGGGCTTTACCTTCTGATTTCGGGCCGGAGGTCTAGTGGGAACAAACGCCTCAACCATTGAGATCATGGACTTCAGCGGAGGGTTAAACTCCGAGGACCCCGAATTTCTTGTCCCTTCAAATCAAGCTATCTCCCTTCAGAATATAAACCTTCTCGATAGAGGATTTGAAAAGAGGAGAGGGAATACGGCGTTTAATTCTTCCGCTATGGTAGGAGCTTCGACGGCGATTGTAGGGGCCGGATATATTCAGCTGGTTGCAGGGACGGAGTTTCTAAACGCAGTTGCAGGAACGAAGTTTTTTTCATCTT